GAATTGTTTATGGAGACTGAGATTCATCTCCCACTGGATTCAATTGAAAAAGCGGAGACGTTTAAGCCGTTGCCCGAAAAGTTTATGTCGGCTATTAAGATGGTTCGCCAGTGTGCAAGTAAGGATGAAAGTCAATTCATTATTACTTGTGTGAATATTCATCCCAATTTTGTTGAGGCGTTGGACAATTATCGGGCGTCAAGATACATTATTGAGACGGGTTTTGCCGAACCGGTCTTGATTCGTAGTAAATCATTGGCCGCGGTACTGTCAATGCAACCGGTTGAAATTGCTGAAACTGAAAAGTGGATTCACTTTAGAAATAAAGAAGGTCTGATTCTCAGTTGCCGGCGTTATCCGGCAAAATTCCCAAGTCTCGAAAAAATCTTGGATGTACAAGGTGATAAGATAACGTTGCCGAAAAATCTCCAAGAAGCGATTTCACGGGCTGAAGTCTTTTCAAGTGAAGCCGCTAAGGCTGATAATCTTGTTTCGATTGAACTTGAAAACGATAAGTTGACGATTAAAGCTGAAGGTCTCTATGGTCGTTTTACAGAGAAAAAGAAAATGGATACGGCAGTTGAAAAACGTCTGGCTTTTTGTATAGCCCCGGCACTTTTGAGTGAACTTGTTAGCCGAAATAACGAATGTATTTTATCTGCCACTTGTTTGAAAATTCAGGTGGATGAAATGACTTTTGTATCGGTACTATCAGAAAAAGTATAAAATAGGTCGAACTTTCTTAAAAAGTTTACGTAGTAAAGATGTATGCTATAATCTTTTTTGAAAGAAAACTAAAGATGAAATTACGCAAGGGTTTGAAAGCGGTTTTAACGTTTGATGATGAACCGCAGGTACAAGTTAAGGACGACCATTACGATTATCGAATTTATGTCCTTGAGCAAGGGCAGAGAATTGAATGGGGACCGGACAACAAGTATTATTCGATGGGTCCGGGCTTGTTAGAGGTGGAATTTTCGACCGCCGGTATGAAAACGTTGGAAGGATATTTAGATGATACTAATATTTGGGAACACGTTAGTCGATTAATGACCGCGGGTCGAAATGGTTTTATAGAGAAAATGAAAAAAGGAAGTTAAAAAAGTTTCAAAAAACCAAAAGGAAAGGAAAGTTTATGATTACAAAAGTTTTCAAGTTATCACGTAGTGAGTATGGTACCGAGCCCCTTACGGTCGAACGTACCGAGGTTACACCGTGTATCGAAACTCAGAGAACGCCAGCAGAAAAACGAATGGGTTATACCGACCCGGTTCACTATTCACGGGATTTGCCCAGACGGTTCTTTGCAAAGGTTGTGACGGATGCTAATGAAATGGTGTTGAACGTCACCAAACGACGGACCGCAAAGTCTAAGTTTCGGATTAAACTAACGTTGGAGGATAATATCTCCGTGAGATATTTGTCCGGCAAAGAATATGAAATATATTGTCGAACGGCAGGCAAGGCTTTGTTTGGTCGGGAGATGCTTGATGTAATTCAAGCAAACAAAGACCGGACGGTTTTTGCCAGTCTTGTGTTGCGAAAGGCAACAAAAGTCAAGGCGAAAAAGAAAGTCGCCGCTATTAAGTACTAAAATCAAAAATCATTTTTAGCTTCCTTTTTTACACCAAGACCTCTTTAGATTAAGTTCTAAAGAGGTTTTTTTAGGCCTTGATAAAATTCTTTTAAGAATTTGATTTTCCCAACCGCTATTTAAGATTATAATAAGCAAAATTGAAAAACATAATCTTCTTTTCAGTGTTTTCGGGAATTTTAATCAATGCAATTTCAAAGAATCATTACTAATTTTACGCCGTCTCTGGTTCGCCACGAAAAAATGGAAGACAGAGATTATTTGGTCGTACCGATGGTGATGTTGGTTGAGGGTGTCCATGAAGGCAGTGAGGGTCCCCTTTATTATCCCGTCGATGAATTATCTAAAATTCCGTTTGCTTGGAATCATAAACCTGTGGTTGTTTATCATCCAGCAAAAGGTCAGTCCGCTTGTACCCCTGAGGAATTGACAGTAAGAAAAATCGGTGTGATTCTCAATACTAAATGGGATGGCAAGTTGCGGGCTGAGGCATGGTTGGAACAAAGTCGAATTGATAAAGTTGACCCGAGAATTGCTACGGCGATTGAAAATAGCGAACCAATGGAACTTTCGACCGGTCTTTATGGTATGAAAGATGATATTCAGGGCGTTTGGAATAATGAATCTTATTCTGGTATTTTGCGTAATTACGTGCCCGACCATTTAGCGGTGTTGCCTGATTTGAAAGGTGCTTGTTCGATTGCCGATGGAGCCGGATTTATAATGAATGCAGAAAAGAAAACTTTTGAGATTTCATTGGAAGATAAACAGTTAGAAATCGTTAAAACTTTCAATGCTGAAAAGCGGTTAGCAAACTTGTTAATCAATGAGATAAGTTTTGATGATACTCGAATGCTGTTGTCCTCTAAATTGAGGGACCAGCCAGAAAATACGGATACATGGATTGAAGCCGTTTATGATAATTATTTCATTTACGAAAAAGAAGGAAAGTTTTTCAAGCAAGATTATACTGAAGAAGATTCTGTTGTAAACTTTGTTGGACTGCCTCAGGCAGTTATTAAAAGCGTTTCATATCAAACTTTAACTAATGCTGGTGAAAACACCAGAAAGGAAAATTTGACAATGAGTAAAGAAACTATTGTTAATGACCTCATTACCAATGGGCAGTTTGAGGAAGCCGACCGTGAAACTCTCATGGCCACGGATGAAAGAATCCTCAATCAGCTTAAGCCTGTCGCTAATCAGACGGTTGAAACAACCGCTGAAGAAACGAAAACAACTGAAGTGGCGGTTGATAATGCCGCTCCGGCAGCCGAAAAGAAACCTCAGACGATTGAGGAATATATTGCGGATGCTCCGGCTGAATACCGTCCGGTTCTTAAACTCAGTTTTAATACTTACAAGGCTGAGAAAAAGAAACTGGTGAAACAGATTGTGGCGAATAAACAGAATCGTTTCACGGAACAGCAGTTGATGGTCAAGGACATTGAGGAACTTCAGAATATCGCAGTAATCGCGGTTGGTGAAGTGAAACAGACCCCGCGGTATGATGGTCAGGGTGATACGGTTGAAGTCGATAATGAACAGCCGGCCCTTGAAATGCCGAAAATGTCTTTCGACAAAAACTAAAATTTGCTAACCTCTTGAATATTCTTTAGAAAGGAATATATAACAATGGCTAAGAATCGAATTCATAATAAAGGCTTTTATCGGCATGAAGAAGCTGATGCTGGTGAAGCTGGTATCTATCCCGGGATGCTGTTGGAACTTAATAGTTCCGGTGATGTTATCAAGCATAATACGGAAGGTGCAAGAGCCGAAAAAGCCTTTGCAACTGAGGATGCTTTACAGGGTGGTACCACGTCGACCGTTTATACAAACGGTGAAGTTGTAACGTATATTTTGCCCGTTCCCGGTTCGGTTGTCAATGCTCTTATCAAAGCGGGTGAGGATATTGCCATCGGTGATGAACTCATTAGTGCTGGTGATGGTACTCTTATCGCTTTAGGGAGTGCGGGAAGTGGTGTAACCGTTGCGGAAGTTATTGCTGTTGCCGAGGAAGCCTGTGATTTGACGGCTTCGGGTGCCGCTAATACTCTGTCCGCGGTTCGTGTAAAGTAAAACTTTAACCTTCCATTGAAAAAATCAAGAAAGGAATAATAATGAGTAGTAATCTTGACTATATTTTGAATGGTTGTGCCTCGGGGGACGTGGCTGATAGATTGATGGCCTGTAATTGGGACGTCAATTGCCTCCGTCCTTTTGTCGGGAACAACGGGAAAATTTACATTACCATTAATGATAATGGTAAACTGCGGGCAATCCCGGTGACTAATACCGCCGCGACCCTGCGGCTTGATGAATGGAAAACGCTTGATGCGGCCATTATCAAGGCGTCCCGCCAGCGGCTTAAAGCCGTTGCGGATGTACGTGCCGCTGGTTTGACTTATACCATTCCTAATGGCTTTGGTAAAACGGTCTTCCAGACGGAGAAAATGAGTGATATTGAAGGCGCCCAGTTGTCGATGGATGGCCTGCGGGAAAGCAAGAACGAACGTCCGCTGTTCGATGTTACGAATTTGCCCCTGCCGATTATTCATAAAGACTTTAGCTTTTCTGCCCGTCAAATCGCCGAAAGTCGTAATGGTGGTTCGCCACTTGATACGAATATGGCGGAACAGGCTGGTCGTAAAGTGGCTGAGGAAGCCGAAAAGATGTTGCTCGGTGTGAGTGATTTCAACCTGTACAAATACGGGGGTGGAACGATTTATGGCTTGACGAATTTCGACCAGCGAAATCAGGTCACTATCACGGCGCCCACCGCAAGTGGTTGGACTCCGCGTACCACGTTGCTTGACGTGTTGAATCTGCGGCAGACGGCTCAGGACGATTTGTTCTATGGCCCGTATATGCTGTATTGCAGTTCGGCTTGGGACGAATATTTGGATGATGATTTCAATGCAAATTATCCAAATGTTACTCTCCGTAACCGCTTGGCCCAGATTGACAATATCAGCGGCGTTCGCACGTTGGATTATCTCACGGGTTACACCATGCTGTTGGTCCAAATGACTTCGGACGTTGTCCGTGAAGTTATCGGCATGGAGTTGACCACGGTTCAGTGGGAATCCAATGGCGGGTTGCTGAAACACTTCAAGGTTATGATGATTATGGTTCCGCAGGTTCGAGCCGATTATAATGACCATTGTGGTTTGGTTCACGGCGCCACGGCGTAATTGACAACTGAATAAAACCTTTTAATGGAAAGGGAAGGTTATGCAGTTTAGATTAAAGTCGGGCAAACTTCGGCATGAAGGACGTACCTACGTCCCGGGTGATATTATCACCACTGATTTGCCTTTGAATGAAATGTTTCGGAATACTATTGAAGTAATAGAAGCCGAAACAGTTAAAAATAGAAATCAGCCGAAACTTTCTTCTCTACCGGCCTCTCTTTCGGGAAAGGAGGGTGACCCACCGTCACCCTCTTTTTCTTTTGTTGACATAACAAAAGATTTCGCTAATGCTGGCGACCGAAAGATTTTTCGGAAAGGGAAAAGTTCGTTCATCGTTTTTCAAAACGACAAAGAAGTTTATAAAACGAACAAAAAAGGTTTAGTGCTTGATTTTCTTGCAAAGTAAATGCCTTTATGGAATCCAAAACCTGAGTGGAAGGGCCAGGACGTTTTCATCATAGGGGGTGGAACGTCGTTAGAAAACTTTGATTGGAGTTTATTAACAGATAAACTTACAATCGGTTGTAACATGGCCTTTTCACTTGGTTTTGAGATTTGTAAAATTTGTTGTTTCGGTGATGTTAAGTTCTTTAACAAATATAAAGAACAAATGAAATCCTACCGTGGTTTTCTTTTCACTAATCATTCCAGTCTTTTGCATTATAATAAAGAGCCTGTTATATGGACGATGAAACGACAGGCTTTTGGTTTTCATACGGATGCTTTTGGTTGGAACTATAATACGGGTTCGATTGCAATTAATCTTGCTTTGATTTTAGGTGCGTCCAATATTTATTTACTGGGCTTTGATATGCACCTGTCAAAAGAAAAGAAAGCAAATTGGCATGATAAAGGACTTGACCGACCAAATGAATTAGTGTATAAAAGAATGATGGAATGTCTTGCTAAATCAGCTAAAGACATAGAGGACAAATTCCCCGGACAAAATGTTTTTAATATTACCGATAATAGTTCTTTGAATGTCTTTCCAAAAATAAGTACTAAGATGTTTTGGGAGTAAAATAAATGCGAACATCCGCAGTTGCAATCGAGGCGATTATAGAAGTGGATTCAGGTGTTGACTTAACACCTTTTATCACTGTAGCAAATGCTTTGGTTACTGAAGTTTGTGCGGTCGTTTCTACTTATGATGCTGATAGGTTAGAATTAATTGAACGTTGGCTTTCCGCCCATTTTTACACTGTTTTGAATCCCCGATACACGGCTGAGAAAATCGCCTCTATTGCTGTAAATTATCAGAGTGCTATTGATTTAGGCTTTAACAGTTCGCATTATGGACAAGTGGCAATGAGACTTGATACAAACGGCGGTTTGGCTAAGTTAGATGCCAAAGCAAAACAGGGTGGTGGTGTTAGTTCTTTTAATTGGTTAGGTAAAAATAAAGCTGATGATTTAGCGGAAGGAAATTAATGATGCAAGAACCAAGTATAATGCAACCCATTATTCAGTATGGTTTTGCTGGTTTTTCGGCAGTGTTATTGGGTGTTTTGATTTGGATGATTAAGAATCTTTTAATTGTTTTGAAAGATTCCTCACAAGTCATTATTAATAATACTAAAGCAATTCATACACTTGATGCAACCACGAAAGAGGTTAAAGAATCAATTAATGAAACGCGGCATGAAGTCATTTTAATGAAACAGGAAATGATTCGGAAGCCTTGTGGCGAAAATTTGAAATAATGAAAACAAAATATGTAACAGGTGAACGGGAAATTCTTTATAAACTCCGAAACAATAAGGTGTTACCTTCAGCTATTGAACGTGGCTTACTTAACGGTGGTAAATTCTTGTTTCGAGAGGCCCAAGAACTTGTGCCGGTTCAATTTGGTAATTTGAAGGCGTCTGGCTTTGTTAGAAAGGAAGGCAGTGGATATAAAACGGATGTTCAGGTTGGTTATACGTCCAAGTATGCTCTTTACGTGCATGAGAATCCGAATGCGTTGCACGGTGCCGCGTTTAATGCGGCTTATGCCGAGCAAATTGCAAAAGCAAGATTGAGGACAATGCGGACAGGTCATGCCGATAAAACTTATTTTAGACGTGGTGAAAAACAACAATATAAATTCCTTGAAAGACCGATGAAAGAAAAGAGAGGTCAAATTTTAGCGATTATTGCAGGAAAGGCAATTTAGTTATGAAAAAGTTATTGTTTTTAATTCCGTTAATTTTTACAAGTATTTCCTCGGCGTCAACTTGGTACGTTGCCACGAATGGAAATGATTCAAACGTTGGTTCGCTTGCTTCTCCGTTCCGAACGATTAAGAAAGGTATTGATACACTTGCCGCAAATGATGCGGACGGTGGTGATACTCTTTACATTCGAGGCGGTACTTATTATGAGGAATGCAATATCACAGGTACGTTGGTAGGTACTTCCAGTAATGGTATCAATATTTCAAATTATAACGGTGAGACTGTTATAATGGAAGGCGGAGAACCTATCACCCAGTGGACACAATGTACATCGAATGAAGCTGGGGTCCAACATGCTGGCGTTTTGCCACCGAACTGGGCAAGTTTTTATGACCAAGTTTACAAGGCACAAATTCCGGCTGATAGTAAAATCTATATGGGCGGTTCGCTTGGTTATGCCGCGGCTTATGGTGTTCAATTAGCTTATGGCAATGTACGAAAAGAGCGGGCGGGTTGTGATACACAACACGTGGCGGCAATGTTTCCGAATTTAGAGGGTGGTGACGGTTGGGATGTTGATTCAACCACAACCACAACTATTGTTGATGCCGAGAATTTAACGCAAGCCCAGACTGATTATTGGAACGGTGCCGGCGTTTGGTATATATCATCGGATGGAAGTTACGGCAGTATAAGACGGGTTACGGCTTTTACGCCTGCCTCCGATAGAATAACTTTTAATGCGGCCGCGTCCACAATTAGTGCCTCTGAGACTTACTTTTTGGATAATCATTCACATTTCTTTAACACCTCGGGTCCGGGTTCTTACGTCTTTACACCGACCGCCACAGGTGGCTATTACACCGTTTACTATTATAAAGAGGCCGGTGAATCCGAAGCTAATTTAGAAGCTAATATGGTTTATTCGTCTAAGACGGCCGCTATTCGGTTCAAAGCCGCGGTGAATTATCTTACTATCAATGGTATCACTTTTAGGAATTATCAAGGTCGACGTGGTACAGATTTCTTTGGTACGTCTGGTTATGATACTAATTATCGGTCGTCTGGCGCCATTGTGTGTTCATCTTGGACGGGCGTGAGTTCGCCTATAACACGAAACGTTACAATCACAAATTGTAATATGTATAATTTCTTTGATTACAATTCTTGTGCCGCAGTTGGCTTTGCTTGGCATGAAGATGGTTTTACAATGGAAAATTGCCATGTAGAAAACGTCGGTATGGGTGGTTATGGTGTTACAATTTACGGCAGGGATGGCACACCGGGCACGCCTTTTATCTTTAGAAATAATTATCTAAAGGGCATTTACAGTTCAAACATTCGGCCATATTTCTTCACCGATATTGAAGTTAGTCACAATGAGGTTTGGAATAATGACGGTGTTCACGGCAATGCCATGACACTTTATGGCCGGCCGACAAATACCTTGATTGCTCATAATATCTTTGCTCATGGTACGAATTCGATAACCATGAAAGATATGAGTAATATGTTTGTCTTTGGTAATGTCTTTATGGCAAATGATGCCTCGGCAACTCTCGGTCTTTGGGATACGGACTATTATTCCGTTACGGGTAGATTCTATATTATTCAGAATTCTATTTTTACAGAGTTGTCAACTGGAAATCAGGCTTTGACTTTTCTTGGTCAGTCCATCAATCCGACTTTGAGTTCACCCGCGATTATTAGAAACAATATCTTGGATGGGTTTGAAGCTAATACAACCGATTGGAGTTCTTCAAACATCACAGATACCTATAATTACTATATGCGAAATAGTGCCAACTTTCCGGGCTATCCTTTGGGCTCAACCGACGTGGGTGATTATGATGCAAGTGGTTCTTTCACAAAACATATAGCCCAATTCAAGAACTTTTTGAACGATGATTTTAGGTTAGATTCGGATAATGGTGGTATTAATCAGGGCGGGGATATTGCAACCTATGTAGGTGTAATGCAATCCTATTTTCCTGATTATAATTTCGGTGTAGATTTGCAAGGCATTCCTTGGGACAGTCCGCCGTCTTGTGGTGCTTATGAATATACGACAAGCCAAGAACCGCCTGATACTACGCCACCGACACCAAATCCGGCGACATGGTCAGTTACACCGACCGAAGTTGATTCGGACAGTATAACAATGACCGCTACTACCGGAACGGATGCAGAAAGTCCGCCTGTTGAATATTATTTTGATGAAATAAGTGGTAATGCTGGTGCCACAGATTCAGGTTGGCAAGCGGGTGCCACTTATCAAGATGATGGCTTAACGGCGGGTTTGATTTATCAGTACCGAGTTAAGATGCGGAATGCAATTTTAGGTGAAACAAGTTATTCGACAACCGAAAATGGTTACATTGAACCCGCGGTGTCTGATACAACGGCACCGACGCCGGACCCAATGACTTGGGCCACGGTTCCCACTACAATTGACCACCAGTCAATAACAATGGAAGCCAGTGAGGCAACGGATGCAACCACGGGACCCGTTCAATACTTTTTCACTTGTACAACAAATGCGGCTTTTAATTCGAGTTGGCAGACTGAAAGAATTTATACGGTGACTGGTTTAACAGCCGAAACGGAATACACTTTTACAGTGAAAGCAAGAGATTCAGTTTATCCGACGCCAAATGAAACAGCGGCATCCGCCACTGGAAGTGATACAACTGATGCGGCTCCAACTGGGGGTGCTCGTTTTTTTATAGGCAGTTCGGGGAGTTAGAAGATGGTTATGAAATTGAAAACGAAAATGATGAATACAAAACGTATGACTACACGGAAGTTGAAATTCCTCATAATGATAAGTCTGATGATGGTTTATACGACGGCTACAGCCTCTTGGGTGTTTGATACTGAGGGTGAACGTGTTTCAGTTGGCGATAATGCCGTCTTGACAATTCCCGACCATTCGGCGTCTGGCGGTTGGGCAATCGGTGGTTGGTTCAAAGTAACAAACAACACGGGTACCGCTTACCAGTATATGTTAGATTGGAATTATGGAGCGAACCCGGCTGTTTACTTTTACGTTTCTGAGGATTCACAAGCCGACCCTGATGAAGGTAAATCCGCGGTACGTGATGCTGGTGCGGACGAAAAACTTTTAACCTCGACAACCGCCCCCATAGTAAACAATACGTGGATTCATATCTTGATGGTGGCAGATGGCACGAATATTACTTTATATATTGACGGTTCATCCGCTGCCACCAGTTCGTCAACTCTGGTCGATGCGATTGATGCGGCAACGTCTATGTATTTTGGTGACCGTAATGATACGCCAGCAAGTCGAAACTTTGTCGGTAAAATGGCGGAATGGGCAAAGTGGGATACTGAATTAACGGCAACCGAGATTGACCAGTTATCGGGCACAAACGGACAAAGTTTAACTGCCCCTAATGCGATTGCTACAGCCCCGGCTTGGTACTTTGCAATGGATAATGATTTTTCAGGTAATAACTATACCTCTGAAACGGGCAGCCTAACCGGTGTTCGGTCAGGTGCGGGCGTTGCGTTTGATATAAATGACCATCCGTGGAGCATAACATCGGGAACATCCATTCCCGTAATTTATCGACACTTAGACCAAATGAAAAAGAAATAATGAGGTTTACAATTATGAAGACATTGCTTTTAGTTTTATTGATGATTTGTACAACTGTTTCCTTTGCCGCGTTACCTTTGAAAGAAGACACTACGGCAACAATTGTTTTGGGACCGTTTCTTGATTCTACTGATGGCGATACCGAAGAGGAAGGTCTTACCCTTTCGCAAGCGGATGTAAGAGTATCAAAGAACGGTGGTTCGTTTGCTCAAAAGACAGAATCTACGTCCGCGACCCACATGGAAAACGGATACTACAGTTGTCCGATTGATGCAACCGATACGAATACAGCCGGTCGATTAATTGTTTACGTGCATGAAGCCGGGGCGTTGGCAGTTTATCACGAATTTGTGGTACTACCCGCTTTGGTTTATGATTCGGTAATTGCCGGAACGGATGCGTTGCAAGTTGATTCAATTCAGGTTGGTGGAAATACACCGATTGCTATTACGGATATTGATTCAAGTATTGCCGCGGTGTTGCCTACTAATTTTGGTGATTTAGATATTGAGGCAACCACTGGGCGTGTTGACGTTGGAACTGTTATTGGTGAAATACCCGTTGCTTTAACTGATATAGCAACTCAGATTCAGACCGAACTTGATACAGCGGTCCCGGGAACACCTACCGCGGGTTCCGTTTATGCAATCATAAAAGACTGGTTGGACGGTGGTCGTCTTGACCTATTGTTAGATAGTGCCCAAAGTCAATCGTTTGCGGACTGGGAAGACGGTGGACGTCTTGATTTAATCCTTGACAGTGTTCAAGCGGATACTGATTCTATCGAAACAAAGGTTGATGCCGTTCAAGTGGACGTGGACACGGTTGATACCAAAGCCGATACTATTATTGCTGATATTGCGGCGATTGATGTAACGGCGGATATTGATATTGCTCAATTGCTTACCGCCACGGGTGTCACCGAAGGTGAAACGTGGACATTTGCAAAAGCAATTAAAGTTATGACCGCTTGGGCCGCGGGTAATTGGCGAGTAAAGCCAAATTATCCAAACGTCCAACAGTTGCTTGACCCGGATGATGGTGTTACCGTTATCCTTGAAATGACAATTAGCACAACTTCTCCATATCGAACAATAAATGTGTTGATTAATTAAGCAATTATGAGTATAATATCAAAAATGCTAAAACAGAAAGCCGTATATTGGGCTCCCACTGGATTCGATGCCAGTGGAAAGCCCGAATACGGCAGTCCTGTTGAAATAAATTGTAGATGGGAAGATGTTGCCAAAGAGTTTATTGGCACCGATGGCACAACTCAAATTTCTCGGTCTATTGTTTATACTGATAGAGACGTCCTTCTTGGTGGCGTTTTACTTCAAGGTGAATTAGATAGTGGTTCGGATGTAAACGATGGAACAGAAATAAAAGGGTTTGATAAAATTCCTAATTTGCGGGTGACTGAATATGCCCGAATGGCTTATTTATAAATGACTGATTTACTTTATACAACTCCGGCAAAAGTTATTAAAGAATATTTAATAACGAATAATTATTTTGATGCCCCGGCATTAGCTGCCGTTTGGCCTCTTTATACAGGTCACTTGCCAGACGAAAATAAAGATTCAGCTTGTTTGTATGATTCACCCGGTTTGCTTGATGGTACAGTTCTTTCGACTGGTGAAACAATTGAACATTTTGGAATTCAATTACATATTCGGTCGAAAGAATATGATGATGGTTGGTTGAAAGCAAATGAAGTGGTTGTTTTTTTGGAAACTGTTTTCAGTCAAGAGGTTGAAATTGATTCTGTTTCATACCGGATTGAAAATGTATATAGAACTTCTTCAGTTAATTATATTGGGACCGACGAAAAACGTCGGTTTGAATTTTCAGTAAACTTTAGAACCGATGTTAAACCTGTTTAACATGAAAGGATAATCTACTATGAGTAGAATTGACGATGGCCACGGGACAACCATTGCGTTTGGTGACCAGCCGAGCGGTACTGGCCCCGGTATTACGTTCTGGGAAAAAGAATTAACTCCTCCCGGAATGGATGCAGGTGGTGCTAATGATACGACCACGTTGCGGAATACGTTGTATCGTACACGGGCGCCTAAACAGCTTATCACCTTGACCGAAATGACCCTTACCGTGTCTTATGACCCGTCGTTTTATGACGACATTCTGGGCATGATTAAGGACAACCAGCTTATCACAATTACGTTCCCGGATACCCACACTGTGGCATTTTGGGGCTGGCTTGATAAGTTTGTACCCGGTCCTATCGGTGAAGGCTCTCAGCCGACAGCGGACGTTACGATTGTTCCGAGCAATCAGAATGAATCTGGTGTTGAAACGGCTCCGGTTTATACCTAAGAGCTAAATGTTTTTTTAAGAGTTAAATTTTTGGAAAGGTTTAAGTATGTTAGAATTTACACTTAGTTTGAAGGAAGTGCCCGTTACTCTTGACGGCAAAGAGTACAAATTGGTTGAATTGAACGCCAAACAGCGGGACCAGTTCTTGAATGGTGTTGGCGGCCGTATGAAGTACGTCAATGGCAAACTCCAAGGCATGAGTAATTATGAAGGTCTCCAAGCCAGCTTGCTTTCATTGTGTCTTTATGATAGTGAGGGCAAATTGGTTAAGACCGATATTATTCAGTCTTTCCCTGCGGGTCTTGTTTCCAAATTATTCAAAGAAGCCCAGAAAATCAGCGGCTTGGATGAAGATGCGGCACAAGAATCAAAAAACGATTAAAGGGTGAAACGCTGGCTTGGTACATGCTGGCGTCTCACCTTCATTTATCGGTTGACCGTTGTAAACAAGAAACATCATCCAGTCAATTCATAGACTGGATGGTTTTTCTTGAATTGGAAAGAAACTTTACCACAAAACAGGATGTTTATCTTGCCCAAATTGCCCAAGAAGTCCAACGGTCTTATGTAGCAGAACCAAATAAGGTTAAGTTAAAATCGTTCATTAGAAAATTTAAGACGATGTTTGAAAATGAAAACGATTTAACAGAGGAAGAAGTTGATTCCCGTACCGAAGCGTCTAAATCATTCTGGCTTAAAGCCTTAGGTATTAGAAAATGATAGCGATGGATTTAGGCAATTTGTTAGTTCATCTTCAGCTTGATTCGAGTAGCTATGAAAAGTCGATGAACTCGGTGGAAAAAAAGATTCTATCTACTGCTAATAAGATGGAATCTTTAGGTCGGTCCCTCACTATGCGGGTGACTTTGCCTTTAGTCGGCCTTGGCACCGCTGCCATTAAAGCATTTGGTAATTTCGATGAAGCCATGGCCCATTCTCTTGCCATTATGGGTGATGTTTCAGACGGAATGAAACGTAAAATGCGGGAAACGGCAATTGCCCTTTCAAAAGAATCCACTTCCTCGGCAAAAGACTTGGCAGGGGCTTACTATTATTTAGCGTCTGCCGGTCTTGATGCCGAACAATCAATGAAGGCTCTTGAAGTGGTGAATAGATTTGCCATTGCTGGTAATTTTGATTTGGCCCGTGCCACTGAATATGCCGCGGACGCCCAAAGTGCTATGGGTATGCGGTCGAAAGATGCGGAAGAGAATATGAAAAATCTCACCCGCATTACCGACGTTTTGACCGGTGCAAATATTATGGCACAAGGTGAGGTTGAAGATTTTGCAAAAGCATTGACAAATGGTGCCGCCGCGGCTTTGAAGTTGTTAAACAAAGACGTGGAAGAAGGTGTTGCTATTCTTGCGGCATTTGCCGAACAAGGCGTTAAAGGCGAGGAAGCCGGTGAACGGTTCACAATGGCGGTTCGAGATTTGCAAACGTCCGCGATTAATAACGCCGAGGCTTGGCGTGAAATGGGCATGGCTGTTTACGATGCCCAAGGTAAGATGCTTCCTTTATCCGATATTCTCCAGCAGTTAGAAACGCGGTTAGGTGGAATGTCTGATAAAGAAAAGAAATTGGCATTTCAAATGCTTGGTTTCCAAGACCGTTCATCTAAAGCTATTCAAATGTTATTGGGTATGAGTGGTCGAGCCAAAGAATTTGAAGAACGTCTCCGTTCTATGGGTGGTATTACTGAGGAAGTTGCCAACAAGAATATGGAGAACTTCAATGCCCAAATGAAAATTACTTGGAATCATTTGAAAGCCGTAGGCATTGAAATTGGTGAACGTTTAGCGGTTCATCTTGAAAAACTTAATGAAAGTATTAAGATGGCGACCGAGTGGTGGAATGGTCTTAGTGAATCCACTAAAGGAGCCATTATTGATATTCTTGTGTTTTCTGCCACGTTAGGTCCCCTTTTGAAAATGGTTGGTATGTTGACAAAAGGCTTTA